CCGGCACGGCGGACAGGCGACCCCAGTCGACGCCGCCCCAATCCAGCCGCCCCGCCTCGCGCGACACCGTCTCGCGCAGCCCCATCTCGCGCGACACCGTCTCGCCCGAAACCGTCTCGCGCGGCACCGGCTGCGGCAGGGCGGGTGCGGCCTGGCGCATCGACACCGGAACCGCATCCGCCGCCACACGCTCGGCCGCCCGCGTCACCGTGTCCATCGCCCCGCCCGGGCGCCGCACGCCGGCCGAGACCGCCAGCGCCGGCGCCGCACCGCGATCGGGCGAAACCGGCACCGCGTCCGCCCCCACTGCAGCGGCGACGGGGCGCACCGGCTGCGGCAACGGGGCGGAGGCAAGCCCCGCCACGCCGGCCTGCGCCGCAGCCACCGCACGATCCAGGAACGCCAACTCCCGCGCCACCGCCGGCAGTGCCTCGGCCACGCCGTCACCGAGTGCGATGCGCAGCCCGACCTCGTACGGATCGCCCATCAGCGCCGCCAACGCGGCCTCCGACAGGCGCTCCTCCAACGGAAGCTCGGCTGCATCCTCGGGCGGAAGCCCGGTTGCATCCTCGGGCCGGTCGCTCATGCATCCCTCCAGGAAAGACTGTCCCAGTCGAAGGCGCGGCCCTTGAGCGTGCCGACCGCCACCACCCAGGCGAAGCGTTGCGTGGCCGAAAGGCTCGCAGCGGTCTCGAAGGGCACCCCGTGCATCGCGAGATACAGAACGTCGCGCAGCTCGGGGTGCCGGCTCAGTTTCCCGCCATGGCCCGGTCAAACCCCGGCTCTGGTGACAGGCCCGCCGCCACCGCCGCCAGCCCGGCCTCGTCAAGCCGCTGCACCGAAGCCTCGATGCCCGCCTTGCTGGCCGGCACCGGCACCGGCACGCCGTCGATCGCCGCCACGCTGGCGGCCAGGATCGCCAATCCCAGCCAGCGATCGTTGCGCGACAGCTCCGCCCCCGCCGCCTCGAACAGCCGCAGCCGATCCAGCACGGACAGCTTGCGCAGCAGCAGCACCCGACCCCGCGCGTCGATCACCTCGTCGGCCATGCGGTCAGATCCTCCGCCGGGCGCTGGCGAAGAACTCCAAACGCTGGCGCACCGAGGCATCGCCGCGCCACTGCCCGGCCTGGGCGAAGCGGAACACCGCGCCGTCGTACTGATACGTGCTGGTGGAACCATCCGATTCGCTTATGTACTGATACAGCGTGCCGGCTGGCACCACGCCGCCCTGGGCATAGGCTGCCTCGACGCGCGCGATGAAGTCGTCAGCGGCCGAGCTGCCGCGCTCCAGCTCGAACATGCCCTCCCAGCCCTTGGGCAGCTCAGCCGCCATCTGCCGGCCGTCGATGCGGTCCACCCGGATCGAGGCGGTCTGCTGGCGGCTGTCGAAGCCGGTCACATGCGCCAAATCCACGCGCCCGAACGGGCCCATGACCACCAGCTGGCAGTCGCGGCCCACCGAAAACTCGTTGCTCGCCATTGGTTGTTCTCCCACAGAAATCGGAAGGGAAAGGCGAGGGCTCTGCCCTCGACCCGCTGGGGCCTGAGGCCCCAGACCCCCATTCGTTGAGGGTCCAGGGGGCTCGGCCCCCTGGTGGGTTCAGGGCAAAGCCCTGACCTTACGCCGCCTGCGTGTTCGGCAGAGTCTGCCGCGTCACCGCCACCGTCTGTCCGCCTTCCAGGTTCACGATGAACTTCTCGTTGATCGCCTGGTACTGCACCTGTGCGTCGGACTGCACATAGCCAAGCCCGGTGCGCGACAGCGGGTTGTTGCCGGCATCGCAAATCACCGAGAACGGCAACGACCCGTCGCGTGAGCCCAGCAGCCCCTGGCCCAGCATGTTCTGCAGGAACGAAAGCTGCGTGGCACGGATGCGTCGGAACAGGTCCTGGTTGATCACCTGGCCCACATACTGCCCCAGGCCGGCGGCCAGGGAGGCTGCGATGAAGTTGGTCATGCGCGTATAGTTGTCACCGTTGGTGGCTGCGTTGCTGCTGCTGTTGTGCCCGCCGCGTACGCCCCAGAAGGCGCCGCCCGGCTGCGGGTTGGCAATCACGTCGATCCCCGCCGTCAGCATCGCGGCCAACTCGGCGGTCGACCACGTGCCGCGCTGCCCACTGCCCGGGCTGCCGGAGCGCTGGGTGCCGGCGACACCGAACAGCGGCTTGTTCAGGCTGGACTGCTCGGGCGAAAGGTTGGCCAGCCGTCCGGCGACGAAGCCCTGGGGGCTGACCACGCGAAGCGTCGCGTTGGCCTGGTCATTCCACCACACCCAGTCGCCCAGCATCAGCTTGCAGGCATAGGTATCGAGCCCGGCCGCCGCCTTGTCGGCCACCGCGGCGCTGATGCCTTGCCCGGCCGCGCCGGCGAGGATCATGTAGATCCCCTCGGACAAGCCGAACTCCGCCTGCACCGTCCATTGCGCGGTCGCATCACTGTCAGCGAGCAACGCGATGGAACAGCGCTGGCCGCGCAGCGCATACATGCCGCGCCGCGGCACCGAGTCCACGCCCACCAGGTGGGTGGCCGAAGTGCTGGCGCCATCGCTGCCGACCAGGCCGGTGCCGAAATCCCACGCGAAGCTGCTGGGTGCGACGGCGGTGGCGCCGGCATTGACAACCACGATCTGGCTCGGCCCGCGCTGCGGCCCCAGCCCGTTGTTGATGGCAGCACCCAACGCCAGCCAGAACCCGGCGCCCGTGCCGGTGATGTTGTCGTACACCTCCGGCACCAGCCCCGGCAGGGTGATGGTGAAGCGCCAGCTGCCGGCCTTGCTGCCCGGCGCCATGGCGATGGCGATCAGGTTGCCGCGGCTGCCGGTATGCAGCGCCGTCAGCACGAAACCCGTCGTCGGGATCTGGAAGGCCGCGGCCGTGTCGGTGCCGTCCGTTGCGCGAACGCAGCGGAAATCCGCGGCGCCCTGCTGCACGGCGGTGGCCACTTGCGTGCCCATGTCGTGCTTGCGCGCGACCACCGGGCCGAAGGCCCTCGCGTAGTCGCTCATGCCGCCCACGATCACCGGCTCGCCCACCGGGCCCCAGCTCGCGGTGCCGACCACGCCGAGAACGTTGGTCGGCACGCCGTTGATCACCAGGTTCTGCGGCGGCACGATCTGCACATACAAATCGGGCACGATCAGCGCCGTGGTGTTGATGCTGCCCTGCTGCACGATCGGCATGGCTCAGCCCTCCCCGCCGGCGGGTGCGCGCACCCTGACGACACAACCGGCGTTCTCGCCGGCCAAAACCTCGGCCACCACCGAGGATGCGGCGATCACGTCGCCCTTCGCGTACGGCCCGAAGGCGCACACGACCACCAGATGCATGTTCATTCTGTTCTCCCGAAAGTTCGAGACGTGGCCCAGAGAGTCCAGGCTCAGCCGATCACGCTGCGCGCCACCGTACCGCCCGGTGCGAAGCGCAGCTCGCCGAAGATCATCGCCGGCAGCGTCTGCTGCACCGTGGTCGCGTAGTCCACGGCATACAGCTGGTCCCGCCGATACAGCCGCGCCGCCCGCCCCTGGTCAGAGACGGAAGCGCCGCGGAACAGCAGCCGCCCGCGCGTGCCGTCCGCCAGGTCGATGAAATCCAGCTCCGACAGCGCGGCATCGATCGCCGCCGACAGCCGGTCGCGCAGCGCGGGCTCCGGGCACCAGGCGGTCAGCCGGAACAGCTGGCGCTGGCGCCGCGTCTCACGCCGCAGCGTGCGGTCGGCGACCACGCGGGCCACCATCTTCCCGCTGCCCGCCACCGTCAGCGTGGCACCCTCCACCGTCACCACGCGCCGCACACGCAGGTAGGTGGCGAGCACCGCCGCCACCATCTCCACCGTGTCGCCCGGCGCGGTGCGGTGCACCACGGCGATCCCGTCCACCATCAACCCGGCCACTTGGCCCGAATGCGCGCTGCCCGACACGGTGGCGCTGCGCCCGGCGACATCGAGACGAGCCCGGGTGCCGGCGTGTCCATCGTCTCCCAGCGATCGGGATGGCGGGTGGTCACCGCCTGCGGCCGCGCCTCCGGCACCACCGTCACGTGCACGCGCCCGGCGGCGAGGTCGGCATCCAGTGCCGCCCCCTGCGGCCAGCCGCGATACAGCCGGCAGGCGCGGCCCACCAGGCTCGGCGCCTGCGGTCCCTGCGGATAAACGACGCCAGCGGCCAGGCGCAGCAGCGCCTCCTCCACGTCCGACATGTCGGCCATATGTGTGTTCCTAGTGTCCTGCCCGCGAAATTCGCCCGCCTTCGAACGAACGTTGCGGACAAGCAGGCCACTGAAAAAAATGGCGAGTGTGCTGGCCTGGAGGTGCGAAGGACCTCGGGATCAGCGGTTTAGCTTGCGGCCCGGCGCACGATCAGGCGCCAGCCCGGCTCCGACAATTCCGCCTGCGCAATCACGCCCAGCCGGCCGAATTCATCACGCAGCGCATCGCCGGGGCGCAACGCCACGCCGGCCGCAGCCGGCAGCAGCACCGTCCAGCCCCCGGCCGGCAGCGCATCCGGCAAGCCGGCCTCCGCCGCCCCCGCCCCGCCGGCAGCGACGATGCCGGCCGGCCAGGCGCGCAGCAGCACCCTGGCACCCTCACCGCCGCCGTAGGGGGCAAGCCCCGGCTGCTCCGGCCCGACGGGCCGCAGCACGTCGATCACGCGGCTGGC